AGCTTGCAATTGTTCTTGACTATAGAGTCCACTTTGCAAATCAGCATAAGCTTGGTCCATAATTTTCTTACGAGTCGGGCTCTGCGCAAATAGAATGTTAAGATTTTGATCAACTACGCTGCCATCAAATGCTACCATTTGCTGCAGGCCTTTTTCCATATCTTTGGGCATCATTTTGACCATGGCTTGGAATTTTTCCATGGCCTGTGGGTCCTGTGACTTTCTCAATTTGGCCTGCACTGCCAGTTGTTCGCTAGCTGCTTGCGCTCTGGCTTGTGCTGACTTTACATCTTCGCCAGTAAATGCAGAAATAGCTTTTAGATTTTTAAGATATTCTGTTCCTTGTTGTGCAATTTGTTCATCACTCATTCCACGCAATCGTCCGGTACGATTCAGCATGTCCATGTAGTCAATCATGCCTTCAGACTGTTCTTGCTGCGAATATCCTGCGTATTCTAATTCTTTTCTATAATTTTTACCTTGTGCAGCCAAGGAAGTAAATGCGTCACCAACCAGTTTTAATTTACGCACGCCACCTGTGACACTACCACCAAAATTGGCCAGTTCTAGTTTGTTTTGACCAACGGTTTTTGCAAGTTCATCCATGTTCAATTGCAAAGAACCTGCTATTGCTCTAGCATCCGAAAATCCACTTTGTAACAATGCTCCGCTCTTTTGTAGAACATCAAAACTCTGACTGGTAATGAGCATTTCTTTTTGAAATGTTTGAAAAGCTTCTTTTTGTACGCCCACAATTCCTTTAGTAAAATCGGCTACCCCTGCTACTGCACCTGCAACCACAGCTCCCAATCTTGTGCACCAGAACTGAGTCTTTCTAGTATTCGAATCTGACTGTCTATGGCTGCATTTTGATTGTTAAATGCAGACTGCATTCCACTGGCACCTTCTTGGTAATTTTGAACACTAGTGAATAGTTGTTTTGTTACATAATCAACTGCTTCAGCCAGTCCGCCTTTGGCCAGCCCGGCTGACATTTGACCAACTGAATCTCGCATGATTTGGCTGGCCATTCGTGTTTGTTCGGCCAGCATGTTTTGACCAGCTGTGGATTTTCTAGTTACCTCATCCAGTGTTTCAAAATCACTAATAAGTCTTTGTAGAGCAGCAGCATTGGATTGCACTGTGCCTGTGCCGCGCTGCATTTCTGTGCGCAATCTGGCCATGGATCCACCAACAGCACCAGCATTGCTTCGTAAGGTAGCACCCAGTTGATTGAGTGCTGCGGTAAAATTCTGAATATCTGCTGGATCAATTGCCGACATGGATTTAGCCTATAAATAAAGAGTATATCAATTATTTATAGGAATCAAAAATGGATCAAAAACCCGTAAATCCTTTACGAGCACACTTCAGACAACCTGCAATTTACTTGAAATTGCCTAGCCAGGGTCAATTTTGGTCAGACGGATTGGACTTGCCAGAATCCGGAGAAATACCTGTTTTTCCAATGACTGCTCGCGATGAGATCTTACTAAAGACCCCCGATGCACTGTTAAACGGACAGGGCGTGGTTGATGTTATTGAAAGTTGTTGCCCGCATATCACAGATGCTTGGCACATGCCCACTGTAGATGTCGACAGTGTGCTTATAGCAATCAGAATTGCGTCATATGGCAACACTATGAGCATAGACACCCGGTGCCCACATTGCGAGTCAGAAAACAGTTTTGATGTTGATCTAAACGGATATATTGATAATATCAAGATTCCAAACTACAATCAAAAAATTGATCACGGAAAAATTAGAATCAAAATCAAACCGCAGACCTATGCCAGTATAAATGAAACCAATAAAATTCAATACGAACAGCAAAGAGTATTAGAAAACATCACTGCCGACGGCGTAGAAGATTTGAGTCGTGCAGAAGAATATAAAAAACACCTGTCTCGCTTGGTAGATCTAAATGCAAAACTGTTGGTAGACAATACTGAATATATAGAAATCTTGGACACAGGAACCATTGTAAACGAACCCGAATATATTAAAGAATTTTATTTCAATTGTAATGCAGATGTTTGCAAAGAACTGCAAACCAAAATAACTGAAATTAATAGAGAAGGTGCCATCAAACCGCAATCAGGCACCTGTTCCAATTGCGAAAAAAACTACGATGTAGCACTAACATTTGATTATGCAAGTTTTTTCGCCAGCAGCTCTTAACACTTGACACCGCAGGCATTATAGGTTTAGTTAAGAGCTATGAAAATCAAGTCAAAAAGATTAAAGAAGAAATACTCAGATTCTGCTGGTACATGCGCGGAGGTATTACCTATAACGAAGCCATGATGCTGAGTCTTGATGATCGTAAGATCATCAGTGATATTGTTAAAGACAATTTAGAAACTGCTAAGAAATCAGGAATGCCATTCTTCTAAGACTAACTTCGTTAGTCTATTGATTTCGCTTTCGCTCATCAATGCTTTTTTTAAGTTTCATCTAGATTAATTGGTCACTCTTTGCCCAGGGCGGGCAAAAAATATAACTGCTTCATCTGAGTAGCACAGTCACTGATATTAGAGCATTACAGAGGCGGTTGTCCTGTACCTCGAGCTCCGTCTTTATACAACGGCGGGTTAGTTAACACATATCAGACATGTTAGTAACCGTGCGATATCGCTATCGCGTCTTTTTAGCCTTTATTGTCCTATTCAAACAACTAAATCGCGGCATTTGCGATCTTCATCCTGGCGGGTAGTAGTTGAGTGCTTCTTGCAGCGAGAAGGCTTCCATCCCTGTGTGTGTTTCAACCAGGTCTAGGGCACACGATATTGGCTTGTGCGAGCTTAACTGCTTAGTTTGTTTTTAATGTGGGAGCCATGGACACGGACTTGTATATGCCCGTTGTAATAATCATCTGATTCTAAGACTTGGTGTCGGAATTGTTCTCTTGCTTCGATATATGAACATTCTGCTTTTGATCGACAGTAATATAAGATTTGTCTAGTGAATTTGTCTGCGCCTAGTGCGTGTATGTCTTTTTTGAGTTCGTCGTTTGAGCCATAATATAGTTGCCAATCGCTATCTATTTTGCTTCTGATCTTCTTTTTCTTTTTGTTTCCGTTTTTAAGTTTTACTGTTTTTACTGTAGTTTTTGAAAATTTAGCTAATTTTTTTCCTATGTATTTGCGCCCAGATACAGTATTTGTTATCAAATACACAAATCCTACACAATCTTCAGGAAGTGATTCCACCAGTGTGGACTCGAATAGCCATGACATACAGCATATAATTATGACTTAATCAGCACCAGTAAAAATTATGCTATATCTACATCAGTATTGTAAGTGGTGAAGCCGTTTTCCTTAACTACACTTAATACATTGTTAACACGCCCTGCTAGTTCGTCTTTGTGACTAACTAACCACACTGATCTATTACCTTCTCTACTCATTTTCTTAAGTATAGCCAGACTGTTTTCTACACCTGAACTGTCCATACCAGTATCAATAACTTCGTCAATAAACAATAGATTGATAGGTTGATACAAGCTTTCCCAAACATCTCTGAAAGCCCACGATAAACTCAGTATCAATCTATTACGCTCGCCACGGCTGAGATTATCAAAGTCTAATTCTCTGCCTAATTCTTCAATACTAACTGTTAGGTCATTTTGAAACTTAACAGTATGTGGCAAACCAATTCTATCCAAGTACTGACTTAGTCTTGAATTGAGATAACTTAGATTTTGATCAATAATGCGTTTGCGTATAAAACTGTCTTTGTTGGTTAACAGTTTAAGCAAGAAATCTTGATGCTCTCGAACATTGGTTAATTCGTTGATCATGTCGTAATTAATTTCTTCAAGAGCCTGTGTTTCCATTTCCTTAATCTGTTCTTCATAAGGATCTGTTTCTGCCTGTTTTGTTGCTAACTGTTGTTTTAGATTAGCTACGGTGTTTTTGTGATTGATGGCATCTTCTTTCCGATCATAAAATATAGTGGGAACAGTCCCTGGTTTACCGAGTAGTTCTAAGGCACCAATATGTGCATGTAATTGTTCGTCGTTGGTAAGATATTGTAGTGCGGTTTCTTTAAGGGTGGTTCTTTTTTCTTCTAACACTTGTTCATGTTTGTGATCGTGAATTGCCTGACCGCATGCATAACACTCATGCTTTTCTAGTTTTTCAATTTCTAATTTTAACTTGTCTAACTGTTTTAATAGTTTGACTTGTTCAGTTTCGCAAGCAATTTTCCAACGATTAATTTCTGCGGCTTTTTTAGTTTTTTCATTATATGCATCTAGTGCGTCGTGATTGGCAAGCTCTTGATCAATATCTAGGTCTCCGACAACCGCTAAAGCTTTTTCCAATTCCGCTGACTCGTTGGCCTGTTTATTTTTCCACAATGTTTGTCTACGCTGTGTAGCTTCAATTTGTTCTTGTATACGACCGTTAGCATCTGTTACTGCCTTGATACGATATTCTTCTTGAGTGATAGCGTCTCGAGTGGCTTTTAGTTGTTCTTTGAGAGCATCCGCTTTTTCGCTC